CAAGAACTACACCCATATCTCACGCAAAAACGCATTAAGCAGCATAACGCTAAGATAGATGAAGGTGATCTGCAAATCACAGTCATAAATAACAAAGGTGAGCGCGTTGGCACTCAGTTCATTGAGGCAGACGGGAAAAAGAAGTTTAGCTTTCAAATGCCCGTTACAGGAAATTTCGCAGTAGTCGGCGGTAAAATTGATGACTTTGCTTATTTATGTGAGGGATTTGCTGATGCGGCGTCCGTACACGAAGCAACTGGTAAACCTAGCGTGCATTGCTTGTCGGCTGGAAATATTTCAGCAGTATGCAAGGCGCTGCAAGAGGTAAAACCAAATGCAAGGCTTGTAATCGCTGGTGATAATGATGAGGCAGGGCGTAAAGCCTGCGAAAAAGCTTTTATAGAATGCGGCGTTGAACATATTCTGCCACCCAATGAAGGGCAAGATTGGAATGACGTGTGGTGTACTAAAGGCGCTGAAGCTACAAAAAAGCTACTACAGCCAGTAAATGTATTAGACGAGGTTATATTCCCAGATCAGGCGCAAGTTCAGCTAAATACAAAATATATAGTTAAAAACTGGTTTAGCGAAAATACAATCTCGCTTATCTATGGACCAAGCAATGTAGGTAAATCTTTTTTCGTTACGCATTGCGCTTGGCATATCGCTGCAAGTGAAGAATGGTTAGGGAGCAGAGTGAATGGTGGTTGCGTGCTCTTACTTGCTACAGAGGGAGGCTATCTTTACCAAAATAGAATTGTAGCGCTGCAACAAAGCTATCCAGAGCATACAAATGTAAAGCTTGCAGTAAGACCTAGCCCAATAAATTTATATGACGCTGAAGAGGATATAGCAAAAGTAAAAGCTATTATCAGCGAACTAACAAAAAAGCATGGGCCAGTGAAAATGTTAATCATAGATACACTCGCAAGGGCTACATCTGGCGGTCATGGGTTTGATGAAAATGACAACTCGGCAATGTCTCGCTTTGGTGCAAAATTGGACGAACTGAGGGATGAAACAGGCGTTCATGTGTGTATCGTCCATCATTCGGGAAAAGATAGCTCTAAGGGCGCTAGGGGCGCTAGTTCGCTAAAAGCGCTGGTGGATACAGAGGTTGAGCTTAGTCAGGACGAAGGGTCAAAAGTAAGGACCGCAAAAGCGACAAAGCAAAGAGACATGGAAACTGGCTCAGAAATTAACTTTATACTGGAAATAGTTGAGCTAGGCCGCGACTCAGACGATGAGCCAGTGACAACTTGCGTTATTCGAGAGGCAACAGAGGATGAGATGGAAGACGCGACAAATGAAACTAGGCCGCAAGGAGCAAACCAAAAGCTGTTTAAAAAGTGCTTTATGCAACTCAGGGGCGAGAAGGTAGGCGGTGCCAATCCAACAGGGGCAGGGTTCCCAGAAGCACGCAAGTTTTGGTGCATAAATAAGGAGGATTTAGAAGCACATTTTAGCGGCAAAGTAACAACAAAAAACCCTCCTCAAACCTTTACCCAAACACTCACGAAATTGATCGAAAAAGGGTATTGTGAGATGAATGAGGGTAAAATATGGATAATTGCCAAAGAAGGGCGTTTAAGCTCAAGTGAAGAGGTTTCACCATTTTAGCGAATGCAGCAAAAACAATAGGTTACAGGGAAAAACCGTGAGAAACAGTGAAAAACCGTGAAGAAATAGTGAAATCGGTTCAGCTTCACGGTTTCACGGTTTTATATATATAAATAAAACCGTGTAGTAGTGAACACGTTAAAACACGTTATGGATTTTAAGTTGGAGAGAATAAAATAAAAATGGATATTTGGTTGCAGAAAAAAATAGATTCTGGAGAGGCTTGGATTGTGCCGCATGGAACGAATAAATTTAACAGGTTGCAGGGCTTTGAAAGTAAGCTTGCAAGTATCACTGATTTGGAGGAATTGCGTGGCTTCTGGGATAGGTCAAAGGTGCTAGGGGTAAAGCTTCCAAGTTGGACGGATGAACAAAAGCAAGCAATTAAGTTTAGAGCAATGCAAATTAAAAAGGAGAAAGAGCAGTGACTAAAACAATACGAGCAGGATTACTTGAGGAAGCAAACAAGATTTTACATGGTCGGCGTTCTGAGGATTACGGGAGTGTTGAAAGTAATTTCGGACAAACTGCAGCGCTTTGGAATATTTATCTTGAGCGACGTAAGAGCATAGAGCCGCACGACGTTTGCGCAATGATGGCATTGCTGAAGATTGCTAGGTTATCGCATAAGCCAGACTATGACGGGGCTTTGGACCTAGCAGGTTATGCCGCATGTTATGCAGAGGCCGCGAAATTAGCGCCGCCAGTGAGCCAAACGGCAAAAAGCAAGGGTAAGGCTAGGAAATAAAAAAAGGCCACTCAGTGAGCGGCCTAGTTAGGGAAATAGGTTTGCTTATTTTGCTTTAGTTTTACTTTTAGGCGGCCACTGGATGTCGTATTCTGCAAATCTTGCAAGTTCCCATTCTGTTGGCTCTGTACCAAAAGCATTATCTAATAAATGAAAACCTCTCTCTAATTTGCCAACGTCTGACATATAAAGATCATGACATTCGTGCAACATGTATACAACATGCTCAAGCGTTTTCTTTAACTCCGTTATTGCCTTAACTTGTTTTTCATTCAGTGAATTAAGCGTCTTAGCGTTTGCAATATATTTTTTTGCTTCTTTTTGAAAATGTTCTTTTGTCATCGGTTTGATTCCTTCTTGCTTTGGTTTTACTTGTAAATTGAAATTGAGAGGTAGCTATCATCATTGAAGCTTAAATTATGCTTTTTAGTTCCTACCGTTTCATAGATTGGGTATCCGTGTTCATTTTTTACGATACGCCCATTCTTATGCTTCTTAGGTTGTCTGTCTGGTTCGCTTATCTCAACATGAAGGTAGGTTTCGCAATCGTCTAAATATATTGCACCTTCAAAGGTTTCATTGAGTTTCTTCTCAACTGCCTCCATTAGGTCGTAGTAAGTAAGTTTAATTTGCATTGGTTTTTCCTTATTAATTTTCTAATTCTGTGACAACAGCCGCCGACATAAAGCAAAGCCCTATTTCTTTTGGGTCAAGCTTACTAGCTATGTCAAAAGCATATTGTAAGCATTCTTTGGCCTTGTCATTACTTGGAGCAGTTGCAGCAAGATGAATTGCTAATGTAAAAGCGTCTGATGCGTTGTTTATCTCTATTTCGTTTGTCATTGGTTTAACTCCCTAAGTATTGAATTAGATATGGTGCAAGAAATACAGCGCTAGTAAAGAATAAGAATGTGATAAAGCCTAATATGAATTGTATTTCTGGGGTATTCATTATGCTACTTCCCTATATTCGTAAGTGTAGTTGAACTCAGCATCTAAATAATGCCACGCCTGCTCGTATTCATAATCGTAATTTGTTCTACCGTTTTCTACTTCATCTTCAGCAATAAGATGCGCCCAATGATTTAAACAAGGCTCGTGATCCAAGGCTAATTCTTCTTGAAAATATGCGGTAAATTCCATTTTATGCGGCCTCTCTATATAGCTTTGTTGAATTAATACATGCTATTTCTTCTGCTATCTTGGTGAGATCATCACCAGTTAAGCAAACATCCCATTTATCCCGAAGGTGGTCACTCTCAGCAAGAACATACTCGCCTATAATATATGCAAGCATATTCACGACTCGCTCTGGTTCACTTAAATCTGTTGTGACCTCTCCAAAGTTTGATTGTTCATATTCTTTGATCATCTCTATAGCGTCAAAGACGTGACCACCAAGAAACTCCTTGGCTTGATATGTGCCTATGATGAAATAGTCTGTGTTGCACAGCTCGTTATGTAAGTCACAACCATATGTATCTATGCCGTAGTTATCATTTAGCTTGTCGTGAATATCGTCTATTACACTTTGAAATATATCTTGCATTGGTTTTCCCTTTCTTATTGTTGTTGTCATGCTTTGGTGCATGTAAAGGCATTGCCGCAACAATGCCCTAGATGCATCAAATGTTTATTCTCCTTTAATTTCCCACTCACCTACTTTATTCCCATTGCTATCTCGTATTGCTTTAGTACGTTCAACACATGCCCATTCATCAACTTCGTTTGATATTTTTTCAATAATCTTTGATAGTTCTTCATGTGGATCATGTGCAAAGGCATCGTTGTCCATATCTATTTCACACTTAAATCGCATTGGTTTTCCCTTTCTTATTGTTTATACATATATATAATAATGATATCATATAGATATGCAAGAAAAAAGAAAGTAATATAATCAATAACTTATAAAAAAGATTTATTGAGAATAAGCTACCAACAACACATCAAAGCACAAGCCGCGCACGGGCGCACGCGATTACACTTAAGCAAAACTTAAGTCAAGCTCACTTAAGCAAAACTTAAGTGAGGCATATTAAAGCCAGTTTTAGCAGTGCAAAAGCACTACATATGGTGCCTAATCAAGATATAGATAAACAGGTAGTACACGCACAATATGTGGTAGTGTTTTGTTAACATAATAACTATTATACGAATTAGCATAATGATATATATTTTCTGGCAAGTTTGGTCTGGTTTTTCTGGCGGCTTTGCTTTGTTGACCCCCCCCGTCTAGCCCCCACCCTACCCCTATTATTATTATACATTCTCACACACCAAATTTTGTGTTATATTTCT